GCGCCGGTCGGTATGCCAAGTGCAAAAGCAAGAGCGCCACTGCTTGCTGTGAAGGAAACAGACGCCGTTGCACTTGACCCGACGCTTAATGTGCTTACTGAAATGCTGGTGCTTACGACCCTTCCATCTGTATTTTCAAGTGCGTCGGCATCGCTGTTCCAGCTTAACAATTTAGACGCCGCTGGTTCTGGCATCGTGACTGATGCACCACCTGTATAGGTATCTGGAAACCTAAACGCCTGACTGATGTCGCCATCGCGCTCCTGGCCGGACATAGCTAAACGGTCAATGTCGCCTTCCAGTGTGTCGGCAGGGAAGGGGTCATTGGTCACATAGTTGGACGTTTGTGTCGTCGTTGTCTTGCGTCTTATATGCCACTGCACTGTGTCTGCCGGTGCGGAGCCAGCAACAACGGCGCCTGTTGATCCATCGCCACCCGTCACCGTGTAATGCGTACTGTAAGACTTAGTAACTTCCGCGCCTGTCGCAATCGTCCGCTCAACGACCTCAAGTTCTGCTGTTGATCCTGTCCCAAAAAATGGAAAAGTAACTGCAAAGCTTGTTGTCGATCCGTTGCCCGTATAACTAACGGATGTTGTTGTTGTTGATACCGTCACTGTACTGCCTCCATTTCCTCACGTTTTTCATCCGCTTCCAAATTCCTGATCTGTTCTATGCGCTTGAGAAATGCCGGGCCTAATGTCTTATGCTGCATTAGCTGTGCCAGACCGAACGCACGGGCTTTGTTGTAAATTCCCCGGATGTTGTTGGACAGGCGCTGTGTGACAAGTGAATTGCCTTTCTCTGATTCCTCCTTGAGGGATTTGTATTCTTTCCTTTTCATAAAGGTTTCCAGTCTTTTAAAGGCTTCCTGCCCTACAGTCTTCTGATAGAAATACCTTTCTTCATCCGTTAGGCGTAATGGCTTCTTTAACTGTGATCCCGGGTTAAGCCATTCCTCCTGCCTGGGAATGCGAACACCCATTCGCTTGATCTCAAGGTCAACAATATTCGGCTTGTATTCTGACTTGTAGATTGGAGACAGCCAGTCTGGCCCGACAGCCCCGTCAACCTCGCCATGTTCATCAGGTATTCCGTAAAACCTGTCACGGCCCCAAAGATCAACAACCGGCTTGAGAGACTTGGACAGGCCCGGGATCTGCGCCTTGATCTCATCAATATAGTCCCGTGCCTCACGGAGAACCGGGTCATCAATTCTTTCCATCTGTGCCACGAACCGGGGAACAATAGAGCGGACGAAGTTTTCCGTCAGGCCCTTCGCATAACGGTCAGGGTCACTTGTTGCCTCAATAAGCGTTGCGAATCCCTGCATGAAAGATTTATTGGTCATGTTGTAGGCAGTGCCTGCCAAAGCCGCAGCCCAAAGGTCTTTCTTCTTTGTTTCGTCAAGTTGGCCGCTGGCGTAAATTTCAGCGACATCGGCCCATATTCCTATGACGGAGGAAAGAGGTTCCGTGCCGGCATAGCTATAATATTTATCCCCGATCTTCACACTATAGGGCTGGATGTTCATGCGGCGCCAGGTTGCTCTCCCTTCAGGCGTTGAAGGACCGCCACCGGTTATGGTATTCCCTGCAAGACCAAAGCCGATCATAGCACCGACACTCGTTCCAATAGTGATTCTTGCCAGAGCCTCATCCCTGGCCTTGCCGCCTTTTTTCATCTTCATGGCAGTGTCACCCCAGAACAGGCCCAAAGGCGTCCTGTCCACGAATGCCCACTTGAATGAATTATAAGGTGTCTTGAAGAACGGCGTTACCCATCGCAAGAAAGGAACATCATTCCTGAATGCCTGTAATCCCGCACCCGCTGAATCCAGATCCTGCTGTAGGGTAAGATACTTTGCCTCGGCTTCCGCACGGTCCATGGCATACGCAGGGGGATCATTAATGAAGTCGGCCATCCAGTCAGAAAGTTCTTCCCCCTTTAATCCACGCGCACGGCCTGTGGAAAGCGCATCTTCCCACATGGACCCCTGCATCGCGAGAACCTTGTAAAATGTATCTCCTGCCTCAAGAAATCGGAAAGCTACCCGGCCACCCGTTGCAAGCTCTCCCATTAAGTCAATAAAGGTGGAGAACGTGCTTGCCCCAAATGCCTCACCGGAAAAAGCCGGTGAAAATTTAGACCCGGGACGTGAATGCGCGGTGTCAATCTTTGACCCAGGCAATACCGACTGACCCCTGGCAAAGGACCGGGACGCATATTTCATGGCCGTCCACATTGCCATTGTCTGTCCGAACACCTTTGCATTCAGATCACCGAATGTCGCTCCGCCTTCACCCCCGAAGGCGCGTCTGGCAGTTCCTATGGACGCAGCACCCAACAACTCCACATTACTTGTGAACATGGTGGCAAAGCCGCCGATAAGGTTCTTAATCTGTGACACGGGATTTGTCAGGAGAGCATGTTGCCAAACTTCAAACACGGCATCCCCTGTAGCCCTTGCCTTGGCAACACCCCGCAGGAATGCGCTTTTCTTATGCGGATCTCCCGTCTGTCCGTAGAGAGCCGCAAGCTTGCGAATATCCTCGGCCCCTCCGTAGTCAGAAAGCATTGCCGTCAAATCACGCTTTCGCCGTGCGGCAAACTCAGCAGCCATACCGGGATCACCGGGAGTGCCTGTCGCCTCTATACGCATGGATGACAGCGTTCGTGCAATCTCCGTCTGCGCTCCTTTATAATTGCGCTGGAGATTTGCGACCAACTCAAACTGGTAACGAAACTGTGCAAGATCCTCGAGACTCCCGGTCTCGGCCCTTAAAGCTATTTCATCCAGCTTTTTCATTTCCGAAATAAGAAGATTCTTGGCCGCCAGCATGGTCTCAGCCATGCCTGCACCTTCAACCTCAATACCCTGGCCTTTCTTCCTGGCAAGCATGGCACGGGTTAGCTTTGCGGGAGACATGCCAAGGACATCCGCAAGCTGCTGCGTTGCCTGATGCGTTATGACATCTCTTTTATCCTCTGAAATCTTTCCCGCGAATTGCTGGCTTGTAGCCTCTATGCGCTCCTGAATACCGGCTTCATCAATAATCTTTTCACTGTTAAAGTCTGAAAGGCCGCCCTGCAGCAATTCCTCACGGTTTTTAGGAGCGCCCAGAACCGCGTCAACAGCCTCATCTCCCACATAAATATACCGCTCATAATAGTCAGGAGTTTCAAACCGTGATGGAATATTGCCGGGCAGGTCTGCAGGAGGTTGCCCCATGGTAGCAAGATCAGACAATTCCGGCATGATAGGCTCCGGCTTTGGAGCTTCTATGCGGGGATCGCTCCTGTCTATCCGGCTTTTCGTTCTTTCAGGATCAAGGATTTTCCTCCGTGCATCGCGCATGGCGGCACCGCTTTCCCCGAGAAACAGTTTGCTTCCCAGGTCACCTATTCCTTCAGCAATAGGATCACCGACCTTTTCTATAAACTCGCCAACAGGTTTTGCAATCTTGCTAACGGCAGCACCGATAGGCCCGGCGACTTCAATGTTTTCATCCATGGGATCTGGAGAAACGTCTTCTGCAGGAATTTGCCCATCAAAAAACCCCGGCTCCGGGAGCAGGGGTTTGTCCGGCTGTAGCATTGCGAGTGGATCAGTTGCCATTGGGTCTAGCCTCTCGATCATTTAATCCAGCCGCAACGCCAGCCGCGCCGAATGTTGCAACGCCTTTTCCTAGCACACTGCCGCGCATCTTTTTGGTGACAGGGAGGGACCAGACTTCACTTCCACCACCTCCTGATATAGCTGAAGGAATATACTTTTTAATTTCATCACTCGTTAAACCACTAAACACATTTCTTGGCCTTTGCCCCTTTTCGTATTTTTGAAGTGCTTCCAATAATTTTTGGTGGGCACTTTCATCTTTTGCAGAAGCTGCCTTTTGCATTGCGTTTTCAAAATCGTCTGCACCTGGATTTGTTAAAGTTAATTTGCCACCACCACCTATTTCAGTCACCCCAACCTTTGCCCCGAACTTCTTGCCCCACTTTGCGGCATAGCCCTTCAGCATCTTGTCATAAAAACCTTTCATGCCTTCGCCGCCGATTTGGAGGTCAAGACCTGACAACGTAAGGCTATTCGGTGATTTAGACCCAATTAACATATTCAAATCCATAAACTCTTTTATCTGCTCAACATTTCCACGGCCTGTTATATCACCGCTAGTCTGCGCTTTTAATTCAGCAATACGTTTTTCGGCTCTTGCAACATCTTCGTTTGGTGGATTGTCATTAACGTGTTTACGGATTTTGTCAGCAATATCTTTTCCAACAACTTCATCGAGTTTTGAAAGCTCCACTGCTGTATTTCGCAACACACCTTTTCCATCTTTTGTGCCGCTAACATTCACGGTTCCTGGTTCGCCGTAAGCGACAAACAATTCATCGATCTGCTCACTCAAATCATACCGCTCCGCTTGCAACTTGCCCGGCGTCCACGCAACAGCATCATAACCTTCTTCAGCCGCCATCCGCGCTATGCGGCGAAACGACATTTCATGCCATGTTTTCTTGAGGGGTGCGTCTGGAACTTCTTTGCCAGAATCTAATGTAACAAATGGTATGTCATTCGGAACGGGCCGGTCAGATTTCGTGTAGTAATCACGCACCGCGTCAACACGCGTTTCTCCATAGGCCACACTATCGGTTCTGGTATCTACAATGACGTACCCATCAGGCGAGATTTTTTCTAAAATATCTTCAGGTATATTTCCTGTGCCATCGTCAAATTGCCGGGCTGGCACTATTTCCCACGAAGAAGGCAATACAGGGCTGGTGACAACATCATCTGGGCCAAATTCATAGTTCTTATACCCATGCTTCCGACCTTTCTGATGCCAATCGCTCTGTATCTCCTCAACGAACAATATCTTCTCGCCGTTGGGTCCAGTGCGGTCGTTGAGGCGCATATGGGCAAGGACGTTGGGTTCGTCATAGTGGCCGCCGGTAAACTCACCATGCCGTGATTCTCTTGGTGAATTTGCATTAACATCGCGTATTAGTCTCTCTGCGTCTTCCCTCGTATTGAACCCGAATGCACTTGATGATCCATCTGCATTGTTGATCCAATACTTACCATCATCCCGTAATTCGACGCTTGTTTTAGATGGCAACCGCAACAGAACTTCACGGTAGTTCTCGCCGCCGGGGAGAGTGTAGTCAGAGAACTTCGTTTCTGTTCCTTCTTCAATACCTCTTGCTATATTAACAGCTTCTAGTGGAACACCCTCATCTAAAAGATCATCTGCGGATAGAAAGTCAGCCCAGTGGTCTCCTATAGAAAACGCAACCATACCGCCATCCGGGGCTTGGTGAACTTCCACATCGTATCCTCTAAGAATTTCTTGTTCTCTTGCAGAACCTAAACTTCCACTCTTAGTAACTTCTTCAATCCGCACCTGATTGGCATCAACAAAATCTTTGATCTCTTGCTTGGTCACAGACTTCTTGCCCTTCAAGAAATCATCAAGGCCGATCCACGCCATTTCCTCTGCTTTAACTTCCGGTGACTTCGCAATCATGGCCCGCATCTGTGCAGCGTTGCCCTTCTCCATTGGCAAAGCATCGACAGCGTTGGCGACAGCGGAATAGAAAACTGGGGCTGGTTCTGTTGGCACAGCAGAAGCCGGCGCGTCAGGCCGCGTCGGTATGCCGCTGAACATTGTGCCTTGTTGAGCATCACGGGCTATGTTGCTGATAGCCTGACCTCCCTGCCGTATAACTTCCGGGGCTACACCTGCACCTGCGCCAAGACCCCCACCGAGAACGGTTCCAATGCCTGCTGCCTGAACATTACGCCCGACATCAAATTCCTTCTGCGCTCCGGCTTCCATGGCAACTTCCTGGCGGAGGGCATCGTCAAGGGAAGAGTATGCACCCCCCTCGATACCGGCCACCACGGTTGCCGGAAGTGAAGCGCGCAGTGCCTGCCTGAACCCGGACTTGGTTGCCTGCTTTGCGCCGGCCCCCAGAAGTGCGCCCACCCCCAAGGTCGTTAGCCCAAAATAAGTAGATGGATCCCACACAAGACCCCAGAAAAGCCTTTTGGCGCCGTTCCAGCTTATTTCCTTTTCATCGTAAAGCTGCATCATGTAATACAGTGCGAGCTTCTGGTCGTTCGGTGCGCTCTGGAGTTTGGCCGTCATATACCCCATTGATGGAATATTGTAATTAAACCACCCCATAGCCTCGAGACCCCACTGTGCAGCGGCCTCATCCGTCAGGTTTCCTTCCGCATCAAAATCACCGGCATTGTCTTCCGTCCTTTCAACGGCAGAAAACAAAGGCATCAGCCGTCTTGCGCTTTCAACCCATAACCTGTCAGACATAAGGCTGGTTTCAGTTACCTGCCGCGGCGCTCCCTTTTCAAGATTAACGGGCTTATCATTTTCCAGAACATAATCGGCATCGTAACCGGCTGCGGAAATATCCTCATGTACCTCTTTGGGAACGCCGGAACTCCGCACCCCCATGGAAACAGCGAGATCGTCTTTTGGGAGAATTGCACCAATCATTAATCTCCCCCCCGTAAATCTTTTAATTGGCCCTTACGATTAGGATCAGGTTTTTTACCTCCAGATGGGTCGTTAGCATCCCTCTGGGAAATATACTGCTCCAGCGCATTCAGCATAATCATCTGGGTTGCGAGAACAGAAGGCTTTCCTTTGAATTGATTTCTGGTTGCGAGCTTTGCATCTGAAACATCCTCAAGCGTCCATTCACCCAACTTCTTTGAGACAGGTCCGAACTGCGGCCTCGGTATGGCGTTAAGCTCAACCTTGCCCCGGGTTCTAAAAGCTTCAAGGGCATTTGCAAAAGCCGTGGCGGGGGGTTCTGGATCTTCACCGCTAATCCGCGCCTCAAAATCAAGAATGATTAATGCCGCACGGTCCTTGGCCCCGGGCAGAATCTTATCAAGCCAGTCAGCTGAAGAGACTATTTTTTCAAGGGCTGCGGAATACCTCTTCTTTTCCCTTTCTGCCTGAGTGTTACCTTTGGCTGCAAGCGCCCTTCTTTCAACAATTTGAAATGCTTCAAAAGTTAATTCTCCATTTACTCCAAGCTTTCCTTCCGCATCCTTAATGATTTCATCAAGATCCTTATTACTTGTTGCATTCCTGATTCTGGAAAACAGATCTTTTATTGCATCTGAATCGCTTTCAACGGGATCTTTATTGACAACATCAGCACTCAGATCAAGATACTGTTCATAGTTGATTAGGCCGTCTTCCAGCTTATCAAGAAGAACCGTTTCCGTAACCTCATCATCTGATGTATCATCTGTTCTCTTCTGTTGGATAATTGACTTTTTAAGCGTTGCAGTCTCTTTGGCCTGATCCGTTTTCTTGTTAAAGATTTCCCGCTTTTTGCTTTTATCAAGAATATTAAGCCGGTTTTCATGCATTGTCCCGACTTCCTTCTGGAGCTTGAGCTTTTCAGTGTCATCAAGCTGGTTCCAGAAAGACCGAAAGGCTTCATTCTCGTCATAGGTTGGATAACCAGATTGAACCACATGAACTTTGGGAAAGTTATCATTAGCCATCCATTTAGCCAGATCGTCCAGATCTTCTGTTGGAGTTTCCCTGATTAGCTGGTCAATCGCCGTTTTTACAAAGTTTTTCTTAAACTTTAAAGCGTCCTTGGTTCCTTCCTCAATACTTATATGGCCGTTTTTAACAAGGGTATTAATGTCCCTCATGGCGCTTTTAAAGGCAATCTGTTTTTCAAGCCTGCCTTCTCTGGGATTAAACATTTTTGAATAGGAGTTAAGGCTAATGAGCAGATTGCCTTTTGCCTTGTCGGCAATGTTCGCTACATAATCTTTCTGGATGTTAATGGACGTTTCAGCCCGTAACATTCCAAATGATTTGTTGAACTCATCAAGGGAAACCCTGGATAACCCCGCAGATGACTCATCGAAAATAGTTTGTATCCGACCCTCGGCAACCCCCAAAGCCTGACTTGGGTCCATCTTGGACAGTTCCGTCCTGAGACGACTTAGCTTAATCTTTGCATTAATATTTGCGTGTGAAAGGGCCTGTTGATTTTCTACCAGAAAAATATTTTCAGCAATCTTCTTACCAATACCTCCAAGCTGCTGAAGCTGTTTGCCCATGGGATCTTCTGCCGGAACATAATCAAGCGACCCCACTCCCGTGGTTGAAGGTGCCTGTGCGGTGGAAATGAATGTCGGAAGTTCAGACATTAGGCGTTCCTCAAGAGACTGTAACCTGTTCCTAGCACCTCACCGGCCATGGCAACATTTGTCGCAGGCTGAACCAGTGAAGCATTAATGCGGGACTGTTCTGCCGCGCTACGTTTTCCTGCCGCACCGGCTCTCTCGGCTGCAGCAAGAACCGTACCCTGATTTATAATATTAAGATATTCAAGCTGGCCCTCTGCTGCCGTATCAGTGGCAACCAGCAAAGGACTATCCTGGTTAATGACTACACCGCTTTTCGCTGTTTTTGGAGACTGCTTTCCTTTCAAAACAGCCAGCCGACGCTGAAAAGTATCAGCTTTGGCCTGTGAAGACCATTCAGCCATTAAAGCATTATTTTCTCTAACCTTGGCATCGTATTCACGAATTTCAGCCTGACGCATCAGGTTGGCCTGCATTAGATTGGACTGCTGCTGCATTCCATAAAGATTCGTTGCAGCCCCCCCTAACTGCATTACAGTGCCTAAACCTGAACCCATTCCTAGCAAAGCGCCACTTGCAAACGGCACACCACCATACCCAATAAGGCCAGCAGTGGCACCAGCCCCAACACCACCAAAAGCACCAGCAACTTGAGCCGTACCAAACAGAAGAGGAGGACACATATTATTTATCCATCGTGAGTTATAATGCGCGTAATAAGTGCGGTGATGTGGGCAGGCAATGGCTCATCATTAATATACATTAATTGACCATCTGTATCCCATCCCCCGCGGATGTTTACTTTCTTATCACCGGTAAACAACGGTGGCGAACTGTCCATGGGGTCAGATCCAGTTCGGAATATAATCTCATCTAAATTGGATGTGTCCGGCCCGACTTTTCCGCCTAGCGTATCAATTAAGCGAAGAGTAACTTCAAAGTCTCGTTTGGTCTTGCTCTGCGCTGTGCCGTCATCGCCGCCAGCCTCTGGCCGCAATGTCTTCATGGTGCATTGCTGGGTGAGTCCAATCTGTGCCTTGACCACCGTCGGATCAATGGAAGTGACAGCACCCGAAGATACATTGCGCTTGGTATAGACCGAACCGTCGCCCAGGATGCTGACAGCTTCACCTTCCAGGTGATCCAGGCCACTGATGCTCGCAGTCGCCGTGCTTGAATATGTAAGACCGCTGTCGACAAAGAATGCGTCAGCTTTTTCTTCATCTTCTTCAGTGTCAAATTGATTAGATAAATATTCAACATATCGCCTTGTCACTCCGTTGATGGTTCTCTGGACAATCATCCAGACCTCTTCCTCGCCTGTGGTAGACGAAGGAATGACCGCTAAACTCTCAACAATAGGAATAGCCTGATCGGTTGTCGTCAGCCGTGTCGTATCAGAAGACACAACAGTAAGCGGCCCAGCACCGGCTCTCGTTGTTTCTTCAATAGTGACAACCGCCGCCGCCGGGTTGGCTACCGTAAAATCTGCATGGGCGTTGATGGCCGTATAAATATTATCTGCCGTTGTGTTATTATTAGTCTGCGTTCTAAATTCATCCGTTCCGGCAGTTCCTGTCGTAGAAGTGAATGTAACTTTTTCACCATTTGATTTTGTAAATATCAGCGTGGTTCCTGCGGTGATGTTTGCATAATCCGATACCGTGACAGTACATGAACCTGACACGCCACCCAGCTTATGACGGTGCCATGCGACAACCTGCTGATCACGCAAATAAGTCATGCCAATCAACTGCCCGTCAGCCTTCACTCCCCAGATAACCGTTGAAGGTTCCTGCTGATATGCAATCTCCGTAACTCCGCCTTTTGTCACTTGGTTGGACAGGATCGTTAGGTCAGGTGATTGGTAACTATCAGAGTCGAACAGGTAGGCAAACTCACGAATCTTGCGCTTTTGCCTCTGTATAAAGATAACAACATTATCTATTCGGATGGGCGTATGGCTTGCCGATCCCCGGGTTCCTTCCCTGACCACCCTGACATTTGTCGGGGTCAGCGCGTCTGCCGTGGTTGATCCTGAGATAATAAACTCGCCACCTACCGTGCCAATCGCCATAACTTTTCCAGGTGAAAGCCATTTTATAACATTAACCTGGTCTGTCGCGAGCGTGTAAATCGTCGGGTCATCATCCAGAGTTCCTGGGGTATGGTTCTCATAATCGCCAGACTTTGATCCCCATAGTGTTTGGGGTTGCTCCGTTGACCCTGCCCAGAATAATCTCTGCTCATAAAATGCCACTGCCGCCGGGAAGCCTGTCGTGTCACACCATGCACCCAGACGCCACTTGGTTTCCCCGCTTGTTCCTCCAAAAGTTTCATTGACCGTAACCGTAACAACCGTTGTGTTTGTTCTGGCCGTGACTGTAGCGTAACCCCACTGGATGCCACCATCTCTAAGGAACTTCCAGGTGCAGCTATTGTCGACGATTTCATCGCCTTCGCCGCTTGGCCCGCCCGACCCATCAGACGTTCCAGCCTTAATGCATTCGTAGACGTTTCCACTATTTCGCTTAACGTCACCAACGGAGTAGCTAGTGCTTGCTGCCCATTCTGCGGCCTGATGACCGATCGATATAATCCGACCCACATCCGTCGTCTGGAAACCATCGCCACCATTAATCCCGTCAACCGCACTGGCAGTGATCGTTCTTGAAGATCCTGACGCATGGCTTGGCGTCAGGGTTGTGGTTGTTATGTTTTCGTCCTGATACGGCCCGTCGGTAAACGTGATATCAGAGATCGTCCACGACGTATGACCGGTGCGTGTTAACTTTCTTGGCGTGTAACTAGGGTGCGCGATATAGAGAACGTCAGCCGACTGAGCAAACTGCAAATCAAAGAGATCTGCCGTGGCATAAGTCGTCGTTACCGTATAGACCCGTGCCGCCGTACCCGCAGAGCCATAAGCCGTAAAGGCACTGGAATTTATGTTTGTGTCATCAATGTCTGTAAGCTCAAACGTATTCGTTGTTTTGTTTTTTATCTTGTAATACTTGCCGTTCAATTCAGTCATGCCGACGATAGAGGAAATATAGATTTCATCGCCGTTGGAGTAGCCATGTGAGGTTGCCGTCACAACGCACGGGTTGGCTTGAGTTGCCCCGCTTATAGTTTTATTCGCTTCAAGGATAGATCCATTATCCTTATAAAAACGAACGTATAAATTTCCAAATTCTATGCAGTAAGCCTGGGTGGTTGAAAACTCAAAAGGGATCAGGCGCGTCTTTGCGCTTGATGTCTTGACCTCTTTAACGAAACGGGTTCCCGGTCTGCGTGTAATTCCACCGTGAGGCTGTACGATAAAATTTTCTAATGTCTCTGCACCATTTTGATACTTCGTAATATCAACACGGCCAAAGAGATCCTTTGACAGCTCTCCAGCCGTCCAGTTGGTCTTGATCTGCGAAACGCGGGACATCTATGATCTCGCTTCAAGCCATGTGTTTTCACTGGCCGATAATGTCTCCTGTGCGTCAACAAGACGCGCTTCCTGAATTAAAAGCCTGTATGCGGATGATGCCCCCGTGACAACCGTTTGATTGGCCGTAATTTCATACGCCACATCCGATGCCAGACGCATGGCATAGGCTTCGGTGAACTTGGCATCGTAAATCGATGTATCCGTGATGTCGGCAATATACAGAATGTTTAAAGGAGCCGCGGCATCACTGACGATGTTGCGGCCTTCAACGGCCCATTCCTCTGTCGTGTCCACTTCAATGATGCGGAGACAGTCTGAAGGCCATGGGAATGAATTCGTGTATTCCCAAACAGGTGCGGTTGTGTCGGCGGCAAGCGCGACACGGGTCATGGCAAAATTCCAGGGATGGTCGCGAAGACAATATTGCCGTGACTGTTCATGGATGCGATTAATTGCGCGGCCCTCAACCGTATCATCTGTTAACGCCGTGATGGGGTTGGCGCCCAGATAGGTCAGACCTTTGTTGGCAATGTCTACGATTGATCCGGCCATGTAAAATCTCCAAAAGAAAAGGGGAGGGACAAGCCCTCCCCCATTCCGTTTTCGTCAATCGACGATGTAATGGATGATGAAGCTCATGTCACCACCGGTTCCACCAGCCGCAGACATAGTAGCTGCGATGTAGTAGAAGCCGCCCGGATCAGTTGAATCACCAGCCAGTTCGTACATCTTCTGACCGCAAGTGTTGATGTCAGCCGCTTCGTGGCGAACATCCGCAAGCGCAGCAGCATCAGCGACTGCCGTGGCAAAGACATCTTCGTCTTTAACCACACCAGCCGTGGTGTAGATGCCGACATTGAACGTGCAGCTTCCACCAAACGTATCAGACCCGATGTAAAGATGCGGGACTGTCGCGTTGGACGGAATCGGAGCCAGCATAACGACATCATCGTCATCGCTGTCCCCTGCCGCAAGAGCCACAGTGCCTTGTGCAATTCGCACACGGCCATGCAGTTCAGCAACATCGTTCAACGTCGGAGGAGTGGCCTCAAAATTTGTGACCAGATCGGTGTTTTTAGTACCCATTGATCATCCCTCCTATGTTGGATCGCATTCGATGTAGCCCACCAACTTTTCCTGCATACGGGTTGCACCGATAGCCATCGATGCGAAGACTTGCGTCGCATGATTCTTGTCGGCCCGCTCAGAAATCTTGATGGACGGTTCAGCGCCTATGGCCAGCTTCATTCCGGCTTTTTGCCAGAACAAGACTTTGTGGTCAGAGTTGCTATCTGTGCCAATAAGCTCAGTACGGATGAAGGTGAACCCGAGAAATGAGTCGACGTCCCCGCTAACGAGCGCTTTCACGCTGGCATAGTCTGAACTTGTGACTTCGGTTTGACCTAGAAGGTTCTGAAGCTGTTTGGCATTAATGATCATAAAACGATCACCATCCTCGGCCTCATTCGCATCTAGAATCTGCTTGGCAGCCCGGAGCTTTCCAACATTTAAGCCGGTGTCGGCAGCAGGTGAAATACCTACCTGAACATCAACTGTATTGGAGGAATCATAGGACGTTGAAGTGCCACCAGCTACGCCTGTGTAGGCGGTGCCGTCAGCAGCAGAAACGATCTCCGAGTCCATGGCACGGCCCATAGCCCAGGCGGCTGCGGACGCATATGGGCTTTGAGGGTCGACAAGCATTCTGACAGAATCCTCGTTGTCAATGAGGTCGGCCCAATCAAAATCGACTAGGGAAACCCGACGCCTGGCATGGGGTGTGTCCATCCTGGGCGTGTCTGAATGCCGGCTGGTGCGCTGTTGAGCGGCTGTGCTTCCTATCTGCTCAAAGAACGCGTTCTTGCCCACTACTGTCTCAACTGAGACGGCTTCACGAAGGCGAGAACCCTTCTGTTGAACGAGATGTTCGACATTGCCTCGATATTGCTCAACAAACGCCGTAGTGATTTGAACTGACATTTGTCAATTCTCCTTTTTCACTGGTTGCGTTTATGGTGAAGTGGTTGTCCCTACGGGGCCACGCGCCGTCTTTCCGGCCGTCAAATGTTGGGCCTAATGGTTATCCAACGGATACGTTTTGCGCTACGGCTTCAGTGCCATGCGCTAATTCTGCCAATCTCTGCATCTTCTGCTTTAACGGCTTGTTCTCTGGATGGGCTTCATCCCAGAATGCCGGGTTTGCCCGGATTGCCGCCATTTGCTCCGCAGCCATTTCAGGAGTTGTCCCAAATGCACCAGAACTTTCGCCTTCCTTGAACTGAGGCCCCGATCCCAGCGTCATGCCCATTTTCACAAAAGCACGGACAACATGGGGGTTGGACCCAAGACCGCTGCTGGAAAGCAGTTCTTCAAGCTCCGGGGAACCGTATTCCCTCAAGGCCCTTTTAGCCGCTTCCACACGCTGTGGGAAAGCATTTCCATATTCCTTCTGCAATTCACCTTCCCACTGTGACTGCTGGTCTGCGGCCTGATTCTGTGCCGTTTCGGCTTGCGCCATCATGTTCTCAACAAAACGATCATGCAGACCTTGCGCCATTGATGCCGGTAATTTCATTTCATGGGCAGCAGTGCGGAACCAGTCCGATAAATCCTGACTATAGGCTTCAAACCCCTCCGGTGCGGCCAGTTGATAATCTTCCGCCTTTTCCGGCGTTCCCAGCTTCTGCCAGCCTTCCCATTCAGTTAGGTTGCTGCCTTCAGCCGGAAGCACCACTTTGTCTGCGCCGACCTGTTTTTCCAGATTGACATAGGACTTAAGAACATCATCAGCCCCTTTCCATCCTTTAGCTTCAATAACTTCGTGATAATCGTCCAGACCCTGCGTCCAATCTGTTGCGCCGTCTGGGTTGCCCGTCGCGAGGATGGACCCTTCTGCGTCATTCGGCATCTAATTCATCTCCTATTGCTAATGATAAAAGTTTCTCTTCATCAATGCAGAGGATCGACAAAATCCTCCGCACCATATCCTGGGAACCATGTGTGTGCTGTAATTCAGCACTGTCCCTCTGTCCGCTAATCGTCAGGATGCCACTAGCCTTAATAAGATCCAGCAAGATGGCCTTACCCTGTGGGGTATACAGAAATATTTCCTTATATGCCTGGGCTAGTTCAGCCTGGGCTTTATGTTGTTCTGGCAATTACTGTTGCCCCATTTCCGCGATTTGAGCGACCTTCAATCCAGCGTCAGCCAACTGCGGTGCAGCCGCCGCTCCGGCCTGCAGCATTTCTGCCTGTTGCCTCTGTCCACGCATCTCAGCCACTTCATTCTCATCACGCATGATTCTCTGTGGTGCGCCGTTAATCTCGGCCAAAGACCGCGTAATTTCGTCAGTGTTGAAATTATCCATGACGGAAGGATCAACGACAGCAATGGCTTGAACGCTTTCCAGAGTTCTTAAAATTCCAACTCCTTCCGGCGCCCTCATGGCCTGTGTTAGTGGTGAAACATATTCAATTTCGTATTCACCCCCGGCCTCATCAAGAATAGGCGGCTTCGGAGGAATTAATCCCTGCTCGGAAAGAACGGAAAGTTCACGTTCTATAAGTGGTCCCAGCGTCTCAGACTGCTGCCTTCCTACCGTAGGCGCGAGCAAGGCCCCCTTCTCCTGGGCGCGCTGCAGAACTTCCGTTGCAGTCATAGAAGGGCTGTCAACAAGGATCTGAAATAAAGTCACAAGGAAGGAATCATTTATTTGCTTCCTTCTCTGCTCCATCATTTCAAGGCCAATATCCACACGCGCTCCTGTAAAGAGAGGCTGGATAGGAGCCTGCGACCGGCCATCCATTCTTGCAAAGGTTGCGGCCCCGGGCTTGGAATTGACGGGGAGAATCACGCCATCGTCTGCAATAATCAAAGGTGGGTCCACAGCCTTTTGACCAGCGCGGATAACCGTCTTTGACATTTCATTTATCATTTTGATGTCAGGCAACACTGTCATACTTGGGCTGCGGCCATAAATTTCCCGGGGACCGGTGTTATACCTCGAGAGGATATAACCCATGTCGTCCATGCCGCCTTCCTCAATTAACTGCTGCTCCTTAACCTCATAATAGCCTGAGAAGAAACGGCGGTTCTTACGGTCCCGTGCATTTATATCACGATCCGTCCGTGGGCAGCAGACATGCAGCAGCTCAACCTTGTCATCAGGCTTTTCAGCCGCCAGCTTACGGAGGTTGGAGGATAGATCACCATCCTCAAACATGCGTAGTGCCTGCCGTGCCGTTACCTTGAAAGTGCGGAATACCGTATCAATACGGCCCATTTCGTTCTCGGCAAGGTACAGGTCCGATAGATGAACATGCCGGTACATCAACCCGCCTTCAGGATGTTCATCAACGAACATGCCGGCAGTGCCGAACGCACCGATCGACATATAGCCTTCATGCATCTGGGAAGAAAAAAAGGATTTCGGAGAATACCGATAGGCAAACATAATGCTTGTCACCTGGTCAAACCAGAGACGGACCTGATGATCCTTGTTAAGCATGGGGTTGGTGGAACGTAACTGGTGCCACCTCGCGCCTCTTGGTGTCAGAAGACTCTCGACGGCAGACGCAAAGCGTTCACAGGCGAGGGCAGCGGTGGCGTCATATAATTTAGATGTACGTTTATCGCCTGCTGTCAGCTCACCCGTGAAGATACGCGAGCGCGGTAAAACACGCTCGGCTATTTCTTCCCAATGACTTTCCCAGACGGCCCTGTCATTCTTGAGACGGGCAAACCTGGAAAAGATTTCCCCGGTATTCGGAGCAGCCATTTAAACCCCTAACAACGTATTTTTCTGAACTGCTGCAACATCAGTGTTGCGTGGAGTTCCCATTAACGTGCTTTGCATTCCGTTGCGCGGTGCGGAACCACCACCGTAATTCGCCGCAGCATCCCTCTGAGCCTTATCCAGACGCGCACCCATCGAGGATGCGGGCAGCTTCTTACCACCTGATTGCCGGTACATACCAGGCACACACATCCTATTTACCTTTAGGCTTCGGCTTTTTTGGCGGTCTACCGCGTTTAGACCCATACGTTCCCTTACCTTTCGGCATATCACCCCCCTAACAATGTCGGACGCCCGACATTCGGTTCACCCAGAACGCCACCGGCGCCCGTCATTAATGTGGATCTACGGCCCCCGGCCTGAACCCGCGCACGGCGCCTTGCCCTTGAACCGCTACCATCATCAGGCACGGAAGCAGGTTCAATGGGAGCAACAGGAGGAGGGGCAGGTGGGGGTTGAGGTTTTGGTGGACTAGGTGGGCCTACACACATATCAACCTCCTAACAAGGTTTTGCCAATGTTGGCTTCAGTTTCATCCCCCATTGATCCCGTCAGGATCGTGGATGAACGGCCTTTCATGGACAGTCTACGCCTGCGCTCCGCAGCCGCTGCCGCATTAACGGCAGGATCATCCCTCGTCGGAGGGGGTTCAGGCGGCTCTGGGGGTGGAGGTAGCGGCGCCATCTTCGGCATTTTTGGCGCAAATGGTCCAACACACATCTTCATTCTCCAGTCGGGTTTTTGTCCACGAATAGCAGTGATAAGGCACTCTGTTCTGCCCATAATCCTCAAGAGTGGCTTCACGCCTGGCACCCAGCAATTCCAGCCAGCGATGGGCCACATGGTGATTGTCATGCGTCCAGCATTCCGCACGGACGCATCCCGCATCAATCAGGTCCGGCATCATCTCCCGGTTGATGTGACGCGTCACCGACAACGCCACTTTCGGCCAGAGATCCGTCGCATACATCCACACGCTGACCACCAGGGGCCTCATTTCCGTGGCTCCCCAGGTAGCTACAGGCGTCTCCCCATAGCGCGCAGTATACTTCAAACCGCTTCCAGCAACAGTTCCGACTGCCAGCATCTCCGGCGTCCGGGCAGTCGTTACCGGCCATATTTCTTCCGCATCGAGTTCACGCATATTCCGCGCGATTTCCACCACATCCGGGTACCGGGCATGGCGAATCTCAACCAAACTCATTGTAATCACTTATCACGACAGGACGGCCCCCCGGACCCCTGCCAGTCTGTGCCATCATGGCATAATCACTCTGATCCCCATCCCTGAGACCAATCGCAGCATAACGCATTGAATCCGCACAATGCGAAGAAGCATCATGGTTGGGCCGCTCCCGCCAGGTGTTCTGGCGGTCATTCCACTGCCGATGATAATGACGGAGCCACTTCAGCCCCTGTGAACAATTATGCCGGTCAAAATGAAGAGTCGGAATCAAAGCCCGTACCGCCTCGATGCCGTCCTGAAGCCCCAGCTTCGCGACAATCGTCGGGCGTACCCCCAGCGACTGCAGCATCTCATAACGTGATGAACCGCTACCAAGCTCACGAACAAGAACATCATGGGGAAAATAATGACGACCATAAACATAAGGTTGAGCGCGTAAGTGAGCGATGTAATGATGCAACCCCTCCCCGGAACTTTCATAGTAATCAATAATCCTGTGACCGGATTCTCCGCGTATCGACTGGCCGAACCAGATCGCGGTCGAATCCCGCATCCCGAGATCCCAGCTCGTCCAGACCTCCGCGTTAGGTTCCCACTTCACGGAACCGACCTGGCCCTGCAATTCTATACGGTCCAGAGCCTTGGCGTAATAGGCCCCAATTAAAGCCGCACTCCAACTGCACTCGAATTCCTGCTCATACTGCGATTCATCCATCGTGTCCCGCGCAGCCTGCAGTTCCCTCTCGGGAATAATGTTCGTCTCCGAGGCAGGGAACCGCATGGCGAACCACTCGTCATCACCCTTCTCCATGTTGGCAAGCGCAGTGTCATAAATCGTTTTAAACTGGTTTGTCCCGCGTGGCGTCCCGATCCAGAGAGCCTTCCCCGTACCGAAATCCGAAAGAGCGGGACGGACAATCTCAGGGAAAAGCCTTGCATTCATATCCGCATATTCATCAAGAACTGCCGCATCCAGCCTCAAGCCCCGGAGGGCATCGACGTTCTCACCTCCCAAAAGCCATATCCGCTTCCCGTCAGGCAAGTCACATCTTAATTCAGCCTCATTAAACTTAACCATGGGAATGACCCCGGCATATTCACGGAGCATAACCCAGGCAATTCTCTTGGCGGCAGCATATGTCGGCGCAATATAGGCCCCCTGCGCACTCCTCCTCTCACACTCCAGAATTTCCCGTAAAAGCCAGTTAATCGCCATGACGGTTTTACCGAAACGTCTATGACAGACAGCAACATTAAAACGCCGGGCATTGTCGTGAAACTTCTCCTGCAGAGGACGTGGCGTATACGGAATCGTAATTCTAGGATGTGCCATGCCCTGCCTGTAAAAACATCAATAAACAAACTCTCCAGCCATCATGGCTGGAAACCCTGTGCCGGTTTTCTGCCTGTGTGTCCCAGGCCCATAACTCCCCGGGCTTCTGGTCTGGAATAATATCGTGAAACTGTAAAATCCCCCCCACCGCGTCTTCAGGCTTCTCCGTCAGCAAAACCGACGCGGAAACCTCAACCCATGGCATATGCGGCCCGTTATCCAGATGCCAGTCGTGGCCTTCTTTTCGACACTCAACCCTGACATACGATGGGTCTTCAGGGCTAATATCGAATTTTTCCCGTATAACCTCAACAACAGGGGCAATAATGGGGTCGTTAAAATCCCTGTATCCAACCTCCGAGGCCAGCAATTTGCGCTGTGTGGCGTCCAGAACGTCAGAGATAACAAATCTAGCCAATCAGTTTGCCGCCAAGATACCTTCCGCCTACGGCCCTCTGGGCCTCTCTCTGGACTTCCGGGGCAGGAGGGGCAGGGGGATCGTCCTGAATAAATGCTTCATTCACATCAGGGGTCGATGGATCGTCTGCCATAAACGTGCCGTCGGCCTTTTTGGCCCTGGTCCTGCGTCTTGCAGGCTCCTTCTTGGTAGATGCCTTTTTAGCTGGTGCTTTAGCCATTTTAACTTCTCCAAAATTATCGTCGTATTCGTGTTGTGGTCCCCTATCAATACAGACAAAACCGCGACGGCAGGGGTACCCCCGCCTCAACACCCCCACCCCTTCAGGAAATGCGTGTCAAATTCCAAGACGTTCCTGTTAGAGCGCAAAAAACCATGCGAACCCTAGCGTTGTAGGGCCTGCATGGCTCCACAACAGGGAGAGAAGTGATGCCAATGCAGGCCCTGATGCCACAGGATAGCAGCCTCAAGGCGCTCAAGCGGCGATCTCACGCGCGACAGTGTTAAGCCACATGCCTTCCAACACACTTAGTTTGCAATGTCCTCACTAACCATTTCATCAAGATCCGCATTAGGAAGAACCTTCATTGGATCATTCTTTGGCGTATCCCAACCAATAACGAATGGACCGTTATGAGTTATCTCCTGTTTGTCCTTATAACGACTATCAAGCTTTGACAGTTGGGCTAGAGCCTGATGACCAAGATTATTAGCCGCAGTCACCTTTGCCTGAAGAGTCTTCGGATCAGCATCATGTTCGCCAGCCATGATCTTCATCTGAGCATTCGCAGCTATATCGGCATGAACAAGCTTTCCGCGTCGAATAGCCCGAAACACCAGATCATCAAGTTCCTTGTCTTCATTACACCAATGCCAGAATGCAATCCTCGAGGGTAAATGATCATCCTCGAAGATCGAAACCAGCGTTTCACCGTTTCCGATACGCTCGAGAACTTCCTCGATGACTTCCGGCGTTTTCTTGGTTGGTCGAGGTTTGCCCATAACAATCACCAAAAAAAAACCGGCGCTGTTAAACGCCGGGAGTTTCAACTTAATCACCTGGGAGAGAAAAGGTCTTATCCATGGACAATTCATCCATGGTGACACAAACCTAAACGATAATGCCCCCTCAACACAATATGAACGAACATAGTCATCTTCACCTACTAAATACGGTAATACTGTACCAATCCATCAAGCCCGAGCCGCAGTGCCACCATTCCATCCCTGTCTGGCCGTGAAGACCCGGCAACAAGCTTCCAGGTTCCGGCAGTATTCCCGTCACCACAGACATGCTCGATCACACCACTAAGCGGTTTTCCCACAAACCCGAGTGCGCTTTTAATCCTTTTCTTTGCATCCCTGATAGCCTCGGCGGCTTCAACAGGCACATCACCACCGCCAATCCTGTTCCATCTTGACTGGGCATAATGAGCTACAAGGGCAGCTTTTCTGTAATCCTGTGCAAACAATTCAGCAGCCTGGTACTGGCTTCCATCAATAAAACTCTTACGAAAATAATACGCTATAGGATCATGCGTGGCATTCCTTATGGCCTTAACACCGGCAACAGCGGTTTCAATCTCTACAAACTCCCCATGCTGTAGCTTCTCGACGGGACCATAATCGCTGTTTACAGATTTCTTATGTGATTTCTTTTTTTTAACCATTATCCCTACTTTCCGGTCAATCGGTTGCACCGAACACCGAATCCCTAAAGGGAATTCGGTGTTTTCGGTGCTAAATCACCGAATTTGCGGTAGCACCGAATCGGTGTTTTCGGTGTTTTCGGTGCTATTCGATAAGCCATATCATTTCCCCTTTACGCATGATGAATTCATTTCCCATTAGCCCGTTCATGGCTTCATTGAACCTTGATGCCTTGTGCTTAACATCACCTGTCAGCAGATCACCGGCGGCATTTCTGGCCTGTTCTTCGGTGATAGTCCTGAGTGTCGGGTATCCCGTTCCCGGAATGCGGTCCTGTCCGTGGATGTCAACGGCCTGCTTAATGGCCTTGAATACGGCTTTCTGGTTGGCACCTGTCGGGCCTTTGGATTTTCTCTTTGTAACCGGCATATCGCTATGGCTTACATGCTCAACCACGCATGTGGTGAGTTGTTCTCCGTCTGTATCGACGCCTATGGTATGGGTGTTTAGCTTGAACCCGAACTCCAGGTTGTCTTCACCATCTCTCTGTTTAAGGGTTTTAAATGCCTTGTAAGCCCCTTCGGTGCCATCAAGGGAGGTAACTTCAATTTCCGTATCCACGGCACCCAGAAGGCTTGAATGGCCTCTCAGGCCCTGTGCTGCGTCTTTCCCTACATGATGGATAATGAGGACAAAGCACTCGAGTTGCTTCCAGATCCTGTCACATGAGGCGACGAACGCCGTCATATCTTCGGGACTGTTCTCGTTGCCTCCTGCCATGGCGCGGGACAGCGTGTCTATGACCACTAGCTTGAACGGCTCACCGAACCGTCTCTGTTGCCTTCTAAGGCCCTTGATAATGCGTTCCGCATCCTTGTCGGGGTCCAGGAGATTGATCTGGTCTGGCGTAATAATGAACGGAACATTGTTCATATTGGTGTCGTTTTCTTCAGCCCACTTCATTACTCTGTTCTGGAATCGCCGTCCTGACTCCAGTGCGATGTATGCCGCGGGGCCGTGCTTGGTCAGCTTATTGGCGTATCCTTTGCCTGATGCGACGTGCATGGCTAAGTCTAAAGCCCAGAACGTCTTCCCTGATCCCGGCTTTCCGTAGGCGGCGCCTAGTCCTGTGGCCGGAATGAGGTCTTTGACTGTCCAGTTTGCGTCCATAACGTAATGCATTTGGTGGGGTAGTATCCACTGGATAGCGTTGTCATCATCTATTTCCTCGATTTCCGCACCGGGTTCCCATGGTGTAATAGTGTTGACGATGTTGTGAACATCCTTGATCTTCCTGGGGTTGGACTGAAACCAGTCCACCATGTCGGCTTTTTCCTTTAGATCCCCGCAGATGTTGGCAATGATGATGGTGTTGGCTGTTCCATGGAGATGTTCCGCCACCTGAAGGGCATGTTTGTGTCCCGGGGCATCATTGTCGGGGATGATAATGATGCTTTTATCCTTGAAATAGGGGTTGAGGTTGCTGTCCCAGTTGTTGGCACCGCCGCTATTGCATGTTGCGGGGTATCCGTAGAGCCACATGGCATCAGCCGCCTGTTCGCCTTCAACGATGTATATGACGCTGTGATTGATGATCTCTGGCAGTCTGTAGGGCAGGCGTGGGATGCCCTTGATGCCCGGTGTAAGGCTTTCATCCTTTATGGCATACTGTTTGAAGGTTTTTCCCGTTCCATTGAAGGTTCTTTCCACCATGTATTGCGGTTGACCCTCTTCGTTCCTGTATATGTACCGTCTTGGGTTGATGTATTCGGGCCCGAATGCCTTGATATGCTCATATGTCTCTGTCTGTTCACTTTCCGGCCATTGGGGGATGTTTCTGATTATTTCAGTAAAGTCACATCCTGCATGGCAATGGAGGAGGGGTGTGTCGCGTCCTTCTGCGTCTGTAATGGACAGGGAGGGGTTCTTGTCGTTATGTGCGGGACAACACGCCATCCATGATCCATCACTAACCCTCTTGGCTTTCTTTAAGTGTTTGGCGATTTCAGTGGCAGTAGTCATCTGTCTAATCCGTACACATGCAATCAATAGACCCGACGCCATCGTCGAAAAGATCACCCTGGCGCTCAACAATACTCAGCAGTTGGATGTACGGTGGACGTGTTCCTGGGTCATGGAAGTAATTGTTTTCAGCCTTGATCGGCTTACCTGTTTTTGTGGTGGCATACTTCTTCTGTTCCTGTGCTATCCACCATGCAGCTTTTGAGGGATCTTTTCGCATAATCCCTTGCAGTAACTTGGCACCCTTCAGAAAACACAGATCACAGTTCCCTTCAGGCGTAGCGCCATTGACGCTTTCAAGTTTTAAATCGAAAGGTTGTTTTTTCCAGAATCCAACCACATCACGGCTTGTCACATCTGCGTAAACCAGTGGCGCAACGCTAGTCCAGGGGTACTCTTTTGGATTTTCTTTGCCTAGAAAACGTCGGCTTTCATCAGCCCTGATGCCAATGACATTTTTCCAATGCTTCCATTGCAGTTCATGCCTTCCATGCCGTGCAAAGCGTTTTGTCTTTAAATGTGCAGTGCAAATCCTATGGTGTAAATTTGGTAACTGACCGTAACGATCAATCATGCGCTCAAACGGCTCACCGTTTCTTGAAGCTGAATTGTGGTTTACAGTTTTGGTCTGGTATTCCGCATTAGGATCGTATTCAAGCCAGGTGACTTTTACGTTCCACCTTTCGCTGCACTCTTGGATAAAGTCTAGTGTCTCTGGCATTTCCTTGCCTGTGTTGGCAAAGATCACATGCACATCTTCAGGCAGTTTGCCGTCATAACGGTCAAGGATATGCCAAAGCATATATCCACTGGTGCGACCACCTGAGAATGCAATAATAGCAGGACCGTTGATGTGATAGGGGTTAGTCATCAAAACGGTATCTCGTCATCAAGGTCTGCCGCTTCCGCTGCCTTCCTTCGGTTATTGGTGAAGAACTCCGCATTCACTTCGGCATATTTGCTGATCACGATGGACGTGAACATCAGGAGTTGTTCTTTGGTCAGGTAGCGCATGTCATGCAAGTTAAGGTGATCAAGGTACTTACATGCGGCAGTGGTTGCTTCCCAAAGCATTCCGTCTTCTTCTGGTTCCAGGTGATGGTTGGACATTTCTTTTACATGCTCCATTGAACAGAAAAACGTCAGCCTGCCCCGTCTGCCTTTGAGAGAGGGATCAAACCCGAACCCTCTCGTCTTTTGAAAACAGACGGGACAGAGCCTGTTATGCTTTATTGCTGACCCCATGCTCCAACAGGTGCCGCAGGTGCCATGGGCTGTTGAGGCTGTGGCTGTGGCGCCGGTTGAGGCTGTGGCTGTTGCCCGAAAGGTGCCGCACCTGCACCAAAGCCTGCCTGTGGAGTAGCCTGGGGGGCTGACACAGGAGGTTGAGGCACAGGTGCGACGGGTGCCTGTGGCATCTGGGGTGCCGCAGGCGGTTGTTCCATCAGGCATGGGGGCCGTGGAACCCACTGCACGATCTCAAAGTTAGGAACCTGTGTGGAGTTCTTGCCTGTCGATGTCAGCGTTGCACCAATGAACCTGATGACGGGCAACATGCCGGGATTCTGTGGAGCCTGCATGGCAATGACTGCTGCAATCTGACAGAAACCCTTCCAAGATCCCGTTGATGCCTGATTCCATAACACAGCCGTGTTCTGGTCCTGTGCCATGGGGATTTTCACATATTCGGAATAGCCCTGACCGGGATGGGGCAGGGGCTGGTGAATGGCTGGATTTGGAATCTGTTCCTTTAATCCTCCGTCAGGCCAGATCTGCCATCCTGTCTCTATGTTCTCGATGTCCCACACAATGCCTGTCGCCATGGCAGGATAGGGGCCTATTCCACCCTCGTTCCTCATCATCCACGATGCCGGGGGAATGTTGTGTTGTGCGGAGCCTTGTGCCTTCCAGTCTAAATAACCTGAAAAGGCCGTATCTCCATTGCTTCTGGGAGCTTCGGGTGGTGGTGCTTGAAACGTCATGTATTCTCTCCTTGGTTTACGAGTTGAATTGAACGGGGGTTGGTATGGGTGAAAGCCCATGCGGGTAACTGAAGCATGACTTTCTCATCCGCATAGGCGTGAAAATGTTTCTCTTCCGCACAATGCTGATGGAGTTCTATGGCGGCATTCGCGCTTGCCCATCCTTCACGCTTGGACATGGTGTCCAGTTCATAGATCGCACATGCAAAGGGGGGATGCTTTTCAACGACAAGGAACAGGAACGTGTCAACGGGCGTACCTGCCGCCTGTCCCCATCCATAGGAATAGAAGGCATCCTGCTGGTGATAACCATACTTGGCTACGCTTTGTGCGAAGCCTCTGGGGCTGGCATCCTGTGACGTTTTGAGATCAATGATAGTGTTGCCT